TCTTTGATAGATAAAAATAATGGCTTTTATCTAACTGAAGGTGATTCAATTGAAGGTGGAGCAAGTGCTACAGGGGATCTTGTTGCATTGATTTCTTACGAAATAATAAGTAGTTAAGAGGAGAATAACAAGCTATGGCAAATGGCGGAATTATAGGACCAGTTAATAATCCAGTACTATCTGATAAAATATCATCATTCACTGCACCAGGAACATTTACAAAATCAGGACTTAACACACCAGCAACAGCTGCGTTATTAGTTGTCGGCGGCGGCGGCGGAGGAGGTGGACGAGGGGGTTCATCTGGCGGCGGAGCTGGAGGATTTAGAATAATAGCATCACAACCTTTACCTGCAAGCCCATTAGTAGTTACAGTTGGAGCAGGTGGAGCAGGTGGAGCATATAGTGCACCAGTTGGTTGTGGTAATGGAACTAAAGGTGGAAATTCAACTTTTGCAACAGCAACAAGTCCAATTAGTGCAACAGGAGGAGCAAGTGGTAGAGCACCATTGGGTGTAGGACCAATATCTCCAAGTGGAGCAACTGGATTACCAGGAGGATCTGGAAGTGGTGGGGCAGTTGTTGTTAATTCTCCAGGAAGTACTGGATCAGGAGCTGGAAATGAAGGTAGTTATTCACCGTCTGAAGGAAATCCTGGAGGAACTGGTATAGGTCACTCTGCAGGTGGATCTGGTGGAGCCGCTGGAGCGGGAGCTAACGGAGGCGGAGGATGTAATGGCCCAGGATTAGGTGGATCGGGTACAGATGTAACTCCAACTTTTGGAGCATCGCCTCAACCTTTTTACGGACCAACTTCAGGAATATATGCTGGTGGTGGTAGTGGACATTTTCTTAATATGCCAGGGGCTAGTAGAACGGCTAGAGCACCAGGAGGTGGTGGACAAACTGGAAATTACGCAGGAGATCCTGTTATAGTAGTTGGTACAGATGCCCTCGCTAATACAGGTGGCGGTGGCGGAGGTATGGGTATTGGATGTTCACCTGGAGTCCCTGCTTATAATGCTGCATCTGGAGCTGGCGGAATAATTTTAGTTAAAGAACCTGCTTCATTAGTTACTGCACCAGGTGTATGGACGCTTCAAGAGGCTTTTACTTATTCAAAAGCAGGAACATGGGGAGGTTAATATATGGCACATTTTGCTGAAATAAGATCTGATAATAATATTGTATTAAGAGTTATTATTGCTAATAATGAAGATATTAAAAATAATGGTGGAGAATATAATGCTCAATCAGAACAATGGGCAAAGAATAATTATCCTAATGATCCTATTATTTTACAAGAATTAGGTGGAATTTACCCACAAACTTATTGGAAACAAACATCATATAATACAAGAGCTGGAGCACATCAATTAGGTGGAACTCCGAAAAAAAAAAATTATGCAGGCGAGGGAATGTTTTATGATTCTCAAAAAGATGCTTTTTATTGGCCAAAAACTTCTGCTTCTTGGATTTATAATGAACAAAACGGTCAATTTGAAGCCTCTGTAGCTAGACCAACTATCTATCAAATAAACAACAAACCAGTTATTGCAGAGTGGGACGAAGAAAATTTAAGATGGAATGGTAATACATTAAATCTTGTTAATGGAGAAGATAACGCTGCTCCTTATAATGGTTATTATTGGAATACTAATAATTCTTCTTGGGTTCAAATATAGACTTTAATTAAAATTTAATATATTGCTTTATCAGAAATGATAAAGATTATAGAAAATTTTATACCAAAAAATTTACAAGATCATTTTTATTCTATTTTAAATTCTAATTTTTTTCCGTGGTACTGTAATCAATCGGTTACAGATAGCATTACATTGAGTAAGAAGAATTATAAAGATAGTTCTTTTTTTACACATGCTTTTCATAGAAAGGACAATGGAGGTTATTCTGATATTCATTTAGTAGAAAAATTTGGAGTTATTAGATATTTTGCAGAAGAAAAATTAAATATTTCAATAAAAGAAGTTGTTAGACTACAGGCTAATTTAAATACTATTAGACCTGATTATAAAGATTCAGAGCATCATGGAATTCATGTAGATGAAACACCACAATCAATTTCAAAAAGTTTAATATATTATGTAAACGATGCTGATGGGGATACTTATTTTTATTCTAATAATGGAAAATTAATAAAAAGAATTTCACCTAGAAAGGGAACAGCTGTTTATTTTCCTTCAAATACATATCACGCATCTAGCCCACCAAGAAAAACAAACAAAAGAATTGTAATTAATTTTGTATTTAATATATGAAAGTATTAGGTGTAAATATTTCTCACCATGCTTCTACTGCTTTTTATGATGGTAAATTAAAACATTATTATGAAGAAGATAGATTTAAAAAAATAAAATATTGGGAGCCTTCAAAAGAAGATTATTATTACAATACAATAAATAAATTACTAAAATTAAAACCAGATATTATTGTTTATTCTTCTTATGATAAAAATTATAGAAGACATAAAAATTTTATTTTTACAAAAGATGAAGAATTAATTAATTTAATACACAAACAATCTAAAAACATAAAGTATTTTTTTAACCCAGATTATCATCATATTTATCATGCTACATGTGGTTTTTATTTTTCAAAATTTAACGAAGCTATTTGTATTGTAATGGATGGAGGTGGTTCACAGCCTACTTCGCATAGTTATCAAGAAATGAATAGTATTTATGTTTTTAACAAAAAAGAAATATTTTTAAAATATCAAATGCAATCTAATATTAGATTTTGTATGGGAGGAGATAGAGAAAAATATTCTGATTATACTAAAGATGTTAGATATGGTGATATAGATATTCATTTTTGTTCTAAATCAAATCCTCCATATGAATTTGGAGATTTATGTTTAGATTTAGGAATGAGCCCTGGTTATGATTCTGGTAAAGTAATGGGTTTATCTAGTTATGGGTATTCTAAAAAAAAATATAACTTAGATTATATTAAAGTAAAAAAAGCAAAAAAACTACAAGAAAAAAGTTTTGAATATACCTGTGCTTTAATAGATAAAGCACTTTCTTATTCAAATATTAAAAACATAGTATTGTCAGGTGGGTATTTTTTAAACTGTGTTAATAATTTTAAATATGTAAAAAAATATCCTCAATTAAACTTTTTTGTAGATCCTATAGCCCACGATGGTGGAACTTCTATAGGAGCTGCTATATTTTATAATGATTATTACAGATATTAATAAAGCTGTTGATTTATTATTAAATCAAAAAATTGTTGCTTTATTTCAAGACTATAGTGAATGGGGTCCAAGAGCTTTAGGAAATAGGTCTTTGTTATTTGATCCTAGGAATATTAAAGCTAAAGAAATTGTAAATAAAATTAAACAAAGAGAATGGTGGAGACCTTTTGCTGGAACTATATTAGTGGAACATGTAAAAGATTGGTTTGATATTGGGTCTTTAAAAGAATCTCCATATATGTCTTTTGCTGTACTAGCAAAAGACAAAGCTAAAAAAGAAATACCTTCTATTATTCATGAAGATAATACATGTAGAATACAAACATTATCTTATAAACAAAATCCAAAATTCTATGAATTAATAAATAAATTTTATAAAAAAACTAATGTTCCAATTTTGTTAAATACATCATTTAACTTAGCAAAAGAACCTCTAGTTGAGACTTTACTGGATGCTAGAAATGTGATAAAAAGATCAGAATTAGAATACATATACTATCCACAATGAATTTAAATAATTACTATTATTACTTTAAAAAAGCTATTCCTGAAAGAGTATGTGATGAAATTATAAAATATGGAAATCAACAAAGAGAAGAATTAGCAGTAATTGGTGGTTTTACTAAAAATACAAATCTTACTAAAGAAGAAGAAAAGATTTTAAAAAAAACTAGAGATTCAAACGTAGCTTGGCTAAATGATCAATGGATATATAATGAAATTATACCTTATGTTAATCAAGCAAATAAAGATTCAGGCTGGAACTTTCAATGGGACACTTCAGAAATGTGTCAATTTACAAAATATAGATTAAATCAGTATTATCATTGGCATTGTGATAGTTTTCATTCTCCATATAATACTCCAAATGATTTAGTTAAACAGGGAAGAATAAGAAAATTATCAGTGACAGTTTCCTTATCTAATCCGAAAGAATATAAAGGAGGAGAATTGCAATTTGATCTTTATAATGAGAAAAGAAAAAAAAATATAACAACATGTAAAGAGATTTTAGAAAAAGGATCTTTAGTAATATTTCCTTCTTTTGTTTGGCATCAAGTAAAACCAGTTACAAAAGGAACAAGATATTCATTAGTGATTTGGAATCTAGGAACTCCTTTTAAATAAAATGAAAATTAAATAGGGTTTAAGAAAATGAAAAATATAATTATTGTTGGAGGCGGTTCTGCTGGATGGATGACAGCTTCAACCTTAATAAAGGTGTTTCCCAATTATAATATTTCTTTAATTGAATCACCAAATGTTCCTACAGTTGGGGTTGGGGAAAGTACAATTGGGGGCATAAAAAATTGGGCTACTTTTTTAGGAATAGATGATAAACATTTTTTAAAACACACTGACGGTAGTTATAAATTAAGTATTAAATTCACAGATTTTTATAAAAAAGGAGAAGCTTTTCATTATCCATTTGGAACACCTTTTGTTTCTGGAAATAAAGCAGAACTTAATGATTGGTGGTTTAAAAAATTTCTTTATCCAAAAGTTCCTCATTCAGATTATGTAGATTGTCATTATCCTCAAATGGCATTAGTTAATCAAAATAAATGTTTCTATAATGAATTAGGATTCTTACCCTTTGATTTTAAAAAAGATACCGCCTATCATTTTGATGCATCTAAATTTGCAATATGGCTTAAAGATAATTATTCAATGCCAAAAGGTGTAAAACATATTCAAGAAGATATTATTTCTATTGAACAAGATGAAAATGGAATAAAGTCATTAAATAATAAATACACAGCTGACTTATATGTAGATTGTACGGGCTTTAAATCATTATTATTAGGGGAAACTTTAAAAGAACCCTTTGAATCTTATGCCGATTTACTTCCTAATAATTCGGCTTGGGCTACACGGATGCTTTATAAAGATAAAGAAAAAGAACTTGTTGGGTACACAAATTGCACTGCGATAGAAAATGGATGGATATGGAATATTCCATTATGGTCAAGAATAGGAACTGGATATGTATATTCAGATAAATTTATAGATGATGATAGTGCTTTAAAACAATTTAAAAATTACTTAGGAACAGAAGACTTAGAGTTTAAAAAAATAAAAATGAGAGTGGGTATACATAAAAGATTATTTGTTAAAAATGTATGTGCGATAGGTTTAGCAGCTGGATTTATAGAACCCTTAGAAAGTAATGGGCTTTTTTCAGTGCATGAGTTTTTATTTAATCTTATTAAAAATTTAAAAAGAGATAAAATATCTCAATGGGATAAAGATAATTATACTTTTCAATCAAAAAAATTATTTAGAAATTTTGCAGAATTTGTAGCATTACACTATGCTTTATCTCAAAGAGAAGATACTGAATATTGGAAACATAACTTTAATAAACAATGGGAAGAAAAATTAATTAATTTAAATCCATCTATGTTAGGGGGGTTTTTAGAAGCAGCTATTTTAAAAGATATTAGATATCATTTTAGTAACGGGGGTGGGTTTCATTGTATAGCCGCAGGAATGCATTGGGGACCAACTAATATTGAATCTATTTTATATACAAATGTGCATGAAACTTTAAATAATTTTAAAAAGAAAGTATTACCTAATATAAATAATATGAATTTACGTAAAAAAACATGGGAAAGATTAGTTAAAGATGAGACTGGTTTACTTGAATTTCTTAAAAAAAACATATATAAAGATTAAATGGAAGAAACTATAAAAACAGAAGTTTATTTTCAAACACCTATTTATTTAGCAGATATACCACAATGGGTTAAACCTATTAATAAAATATCAGACAGGTATATTAAAAAAGCAATTAAAAATAATAAAAAATTAATAAAAGAAAGAGAAAAACTGTATAAGAAAAAAATAAATGATTTTGGTTTAACGCACCATTCAGAGCCTATGTTTATAGACACTGAAATGAAAACGTTTACAGATTATGTGTCGGGGTTTTCTTATAATCTTTTAGATCATCAAGGATTTGATATGTCTTCTTATAATTTAATATGGAATGAGCTATGGGTACAAGAATTTTCAAAAAAAGGCGGCGGGTATCATAATAATCATATTCATTCAAATAATCATATTTCAGGTTTTTATTTTTTAAAGTGTTCTGACAAAACATCTTATCCAATATTTCATGATCCAAGACCAACTAAATTAATGACTCAATTAAAACAAAAAGATGAATCACAGGCAACATTATCTAGTGAAAAAATTAATTTTAAAATATCCCCAGGAACATTGATAGTATTTAATTCTTATTTAACTCATGAGTTTGTAATGGATGCGGGAATAGAACCATTTAGATTTATACATTTTAACTTACAAGCAATACCAAAACTATGAGTTTTAAAAAAAATAAATATATAGTTTTAAAATCAGTTATAAACTTTGAACTAGCTGATTTTATATATTCTTATTTTTTATTAAAAAGAAAAGTTTCAGAAACATTATTTAATACTAAGTATATTTCTCCATTTACTGATTATTTTGGAACATGGAATGATCAACAAATTCCAAATACTTATTCTCATTATTCTGATATTGTAATGGAAACATTATTGATAAAAATTTTATCAGATATGGAAGAACATACAAAATTAAAATTAAATCCAAATTATTCTTACGCAAGAATTTATAAAAAAGGAGACGTGTTACATCGCCATAAAGATAGATTTAGTTGTGAAATATCTACTACATTACATTTAGGTGGTGGTTACTGGCCAATATATTTAGAGCCATCTGGTAAAGAAGGTCTGAAAGGGATTAAAATAGTATTACAACAGGGAGACATGTTAATTTATAGAGGAAATGAATTGGAGCATTGGAGAGAGCCTTTTGATGGAGAAAATTGTGGTCAAGTATTTTTACATTACAACAATAAGGCTACCAAAGGATCTGAAGACAATAAGTTTGATAAAAGAGCTCATTTAGGCCTTCCATCTTGGTTTAAAAAGTAATATAATAAATTAA